TGTTGTTACTCGTAATCCTCAAACTGAATTGGAAGCGATGAAAGTTATTAATTCTGTTAGTGATAGTTTAAGCAAGCTTGAAACAGAACGAGTTATTAAAAACTTGGATTATGTTGAGAATGTGCTTGAAACCAGTAATGTTAATATTGAGAAATATAAGGCATTGATTGAGAAGTTGCCAAAGCATGTTTCTCGTAAAAATGTTCTTGAAAGATGCATTGTTGAAGGTGAAGAGTTACCACAGACCCAAAGGCAGAGATGGCTTGAACGTAACTTGGCTCGTGGTGAATCTTACAATAAAAAGTACACTTACAAAGAATTGAACCAACTTTCAAGAGACCTTGAAAGATATAAGGCTCATAGGTTGGATTATGAAACTGCCATCATGGAAAACAAGCAAGCTGACCGTGAGGGTTATGGTAAGATTAACGAGACTAAATCTTGGATATGGAGTCAACTTGAAAAGACTAGACATGCGGAAATGGATGGTGAAACTATCCCATTAACTGAAAAATTTGAAGTGACTAATGAAGTTACTGGTGATGTTGATTATCTCAGGTTTCCTGGAGATGTTGATAATGATCATAACAACTGCAGTAATATCTGCAATTGTGGATGTACTTATGACATCAATCAAGGTTAAAACCAATCATTAAAATTTTTTTCATTTTTATTATTATTTTTTTTAATCTTGTTAGCGAGAGCTATCATTCTTTATTTTTTTTATTAATCAACCCAAAATAGGAGTTATTTTAGATGGTGTTACTATGTAAGCAAAAAGCATTGTATGTCAAAGGATGTGTGATTCCTAATGGAATACAGGACTCTCAAGGTGACACTTTGTATTCTGAAGACATAAAAAAGATTTTCACTAGTTTTAACAATCAAGATAATTTCGAGATACTTCATAACGATTTGGCCTTGCCTGAGGTCTCGTTGCTCGAGAATTATATTTCCACTGCTAATGAAAGCATAGGTAATATGATAGTACCTGCTGGAAGCTGGAATGTTGTAATACGTGTTGACAATCCGGAAGTTCAAGCTGGATTGTTGAATGGTGAACTAGGAGGCTTAAGCCTCTCTAACAGAGTTGCTCCAAGATGTAAAGGCAATTTAAAAGGTATTATTCGTTACAAGGATATTGCTGATGCGGAATGTATCGTCCCTAAATGGATTAGTCTCGTTGAACGTGGGGCTAATGGATATGGGTTGCATGTCTATGATTATGATGCCTACATCTTGAAAAGCAAAGATGTTGAATTTGAAGAAGAAAATGGAGGAAAAAGAATGGACTTCAAAGAGTTCTGGAAAAGTCTTAAATCTTTGATTGAAGAGGTAGAAGCCCCTGAAGAGGAAGCACCTGCCATTGAAAAAGAGGATGAAGAGACTGAGGAAGAGGTTGAAGTTGAAGCTACTGCTACTGAAGAAGAAACTGAAGAAGCAGCGGATGAAACCGAAACTGAAGAAGAACCAGCAGTTGAAAAAGAAGACACTACTGCTGAAGAAGAAGAGTCTGAAGAAGAAGCACCCGCCATCGAAAAAGAAGACAATGAAGAAGAAACCGATGAAACTGCTGAATCTGAAGATGAAGAAACTGATGAGGCAGAAATCACCAAAGAAGACGAAGAAGTTGCTGGTGAAACTGACCTTGAAGCAAGAGTAGCTAAACTTGAAGAAATAGTGGCTGCATTAACCACAGAAGAAGAAGTGGAAGAGGAATCTGAAACTCCAGACCCTGAAATCGAACCTGAAGATGAAGACACTCCAAAAATCACTAAATCCGAAAAAGTGGTTATTACAGACAAAACTATTCCTGAAACCCTTAACTACTACCAAATGAGCGGAAGAGACCCACTCACTGGTAAAAAGATTAGAAACTAATTTTTATTAAAATTTTAAACCAAACCAAAAAGGAGCTGAATTTATATGATAACTGAAGCTGATATTGACGCAAACCAGCCAGTTGTTGTAAAATGGGATAAACCATTACAATCATCTGGCGTAGCAACTGACGGTGTAATGGCTGGTCAAGCTAGTGAATTCATTACCCGTATTGAAAAAGAATCTGAATTATTAGGCATGTTAAGATATGTTGAAATGGAAGGAGAAACCCAAGACCTCCAAACCTTAAGAGTAAGGTCTAATTTAATGTCTATGGAAAAATTATCTGGTGTTACCGGTGCTCAAGTTGACCCAATCACCAGCTTAACTGAAACCACTCCAACCATTCTTAAAAAGACCTTAGTAGCTCACGCTTTCACTGCATTTACTAAAATCAGTAAAGTATTCTTAAAAACCAACATTGAAAAAGAAGGTTTCATCGCAAAATATGAAGCATTATTAGCACCTGCATGTGCTTTCAGTGCTGAACAAGTTGCAGTATTCGGTAAAGCTACCGGTGCAGATGCAGCAGGTATCCACAACTTGAAAGGTATCCTTGCACAATTAGATGACGTAGCAACCGCTTCCGTAGACACCACCTCCCACGATTTAAAAGATGGTTACGCATTAGGTAAATACGGATACTACGACGACACCACCGGCGGCAGTCACACCCCAGCATGGAAAGCATTAAACGCTGGTGACGGTTACGAAGTATTACCACAAATTGACAAAATGATGAACGCATACGTCAAACAAGGCGGTAAAAGGAAATTCGCTAAAATCTTTGTTTCCAGTGAATTATCTGCAATTTGTATTGCTGAAGCTTCTAAAAGAGAAACTGACGGCGGTGACAAATTATTCTTCAACGACAATGGAAACATGGTCTTCAGAGGAATCGAAATCATCCCATTAGATGTACTTGACACTCCAGTAAACAGTTACGGTGATGTAATCATCATCGCAAACCCAGATTCAATCGCTTATGGTCCTGTTATGGAAGCCGAATCTGAAGCTGAATACAAAATCGAATCCAAAGCATACCTCACTTCAGTTGATTGGATGTTCGATGTAGGATTAATCTTCGCAGAAGATGTCTTATATGGAGATGTAGATTACACTGCTAAACCCAGTGGCTAATTCTGGTGACATAACCGTTAATGTGACCGACGGTGCTGATGCTATTAGTGGAGCTACCGTTGTACTAACTGATGATGATGAGTTATCCTCCAGTAAAACAACTGGTGATGATGGTTCAGTAACTTATGATGATATTGACAACGGCACATACACTGTGACCGTTTCCAAATCAAATTACACCACTGAAACCGAAACTGTAGTTGTTGCTGGTGAAGATGTTGAAGTTGATATTGAATTAACTCCAACAAGAACAATCAGTTTCACAATCCAAGATAGTGAAGATGAACCCGCTGCAATTCAAGGAGCATACATCACAATTGATGGTGACACCGCTGGTAAAAGAGGACCAACAGGTTCAGGAGGCGGATGCACAGCAACCCTTGCAGACGGTGAACACACTATACTGGTGGAAGCTGAAGGATACACCAGTAAAACTGAAACTATCACAACAGATAGTACACATGCAAGCTTTACAATTAGCTTAACATCTGCATAAAGAAAAGAGAGGAAGATTAAATTTTCCTTTCCTTTTTATTTTTTTTTAAATTTTTTTTAACACAACAATAATCGATTTTCTAAAAAAAAGGTGATTTTTCTTGGCGAATGATGTAACCTACACATCTGATATTCAAAACATGATCATTGCAAATTTAGATGGTTGGTGTGTTGATGAAGGAAACACCACAAGTGAAGAATCTAGTGATGTTGACCCATTCATGACATCATCTGAAGTTACTGAGAAAGCTAACAAAGTCATCACTCGCGATGAATGTAAGTTATTCTACGAAGAAGCTTTAGATTTGGTATACATGCACACTAACCGTTTGAATATTGATGATTTAACTAGTGTTGAAGCGAGAATGTTCATTCGTGCAGTTTGCAAATGGACTGCAAGTAACTTATGGAATAAGTACAATATCCGTGTCAACAACGAAGACATGGAAGACACTTACATCCAATCATATGGTGGATTACTCTACAAATCCGCTTTAAAATCACTTCAACCATTTATAAATCAAAGAATCACCAGTGCCAGTATTTTAAATAAATCCAATGATGATAATGATGATGATATTTGGATAGTGTAAATTATGGCTTTCATACCCGAATTAACAACACGTGTTGTTGTTAAGATGAAAACAGATGAACTGGACAAGGCCATTGACCTAATTCAAAATGACCCTATTCTTGGAGAGATTCCTAGTTTGATTAGTGAGCTGGAAGACACTAAAAACGAGATTAATGATTTACAAGAACCATTAGTCGATGCGGTGGCTGAAGGATTACAATCCAATCAGGAAATGATAATCAGCAGTAAACATTACAAGGATGGGCTGATGGCGAATAGTGTTGACATTAGCTTTGACGGTAATGACCGATTGGTCGGGAACACTGCCACAAGTGTTGATGGATTCCCATATCCATTAGCTATTGAAAAAGGCAGTCGTGACCATTGGGTTGCTCCAGTTACATATGATGCTTTACATTGGGTTGAAGGTGGCAAGGACAGGTTCAGTAAAGGACACATGGTATCAGGTATCTCTGCTGACCCATTTGTCGACGAATCAATCCAAAACACACTATGGGATATTGATGAAATCATCAACGACGTAATAGGGGGTTTATAATTTATGGATACTGATATGACAAGTGATATTCTTATTTTTAACGTTTTGAAGAAATCTGATGACGAATTCATAAACAAATGTAATCTGAAATTCATTGACAAAAGTGTTCCTGCACAGGAAGACGATACGATTTATATTGCGAATATGGATTTGCAACTAAGACAGGAATTATATGAGTCAACTGAGTACACCGCATTGGTGAATATTTATGTGAAAACTAAAGACACGGATTATCTTTCTGGTTCAAGATTTCTGCGTACTGTTATCAAGCATATTAAATATGCATTGCGTAACGATGACGATTGTAAATCTCGTAAAATCATTTTCAGAAATACTAGTTATGAATACGGTAGTGGTTACACTCTCAAAGGAATGCACCTTGTAGTGCAATTACTGGAACATGAAAGTCACAACATCGATGAAGAGCATTATAGTTGTGTTACTCTCGATACTGATGATTTAATAATTTAAAGGAATTGAGGTCTTATGGCTAAGAAGAACGAAAAAAATGAAGCTGTTAAATTCGATTTGCAAAAGGCCATTGATGAATGCCCTAAACCAGATTGGTATAAAAAAGCATTCATGATTACAATGGACACCTCTTCTATTAAAAGCAAATCCGATTTAATTAAAGCATTCGAAAAATATGGAGAAATGAAATAATGACTGCACAAATACCTAGAGTACATGTCTTTTTGAAAAAATCTGCTAAGTCTCCAGGAAATGGTGAAGCAGGTAAAATCGCAATGATTGGTGCTTTCAAAACTACTGAAACTAATCCTAAATTATTCACTAGTTTAGATGATGCTCAAACTACATTTGGAACTGATGATACTTTTGACGGTTGCGCATGTTTACCTTACTTGTTCATGAATGGAGCAACTAGTCTTTTATGTGTCAATGTGGCTACTCAATCTAGTGGAACTTGGACAAAAACCATTGATGCAACCAACCTAGCCGCATCTCTTGCAAAGATCAAAGGTGAAGACTGGGATATCTTATTCGTTGCTGGTGCATTAACTGATGCATTCATCACATTAATCGACCAATACTTAGATGCAACATTTGAAATGAAATTCCCTGCAGGATATATCGGCGCATTAACTGGTTCAACCGATGCAGATAACATCACAAGTGCAGGATTAGCTGGTGAACATTGTTACGGATTAATTCCAAACCAACAATGGACAGTTAACGGCACACAATTAAGCGTATTGAAAACCGCAGCATACTACTGTGGTTTAATCGCAGGAATGAAAGTCGGCAATACCATGACAATGAAAACCATTCCAGGTGTCACCGCAGTTTCACCTGAAATGTCATTCGAAACTGGTGGAAACGGTAAAGCATTACTCGAAGCAGGATTGACAACTGTAAAATGCCAAAACCGTAACACTGGAAAACATGTTGTGGTCAACAGTGAACAACCAAACGGATACGACCTATACGTTAACCGTGTAAGGGATTATGTTATCAAAGAATTAGCCTTACACGATTTCTTAGGTGAAAGAAACCGCAACCCAACTTTAAACGAAATCAAACAAGAAGTCGACCGTGTAAAAATGGAATGTGTTAAAACATTAGACTTACTTAAAGACATTGAATTCACTGTTGAGAAGAAATCTGCAAAATGCGTGGATATTATTATTCAAAGATTACTCTTTGACGGCTTGATAACTGAAATCAACGTATACGTGACTGTGGAGGTTGAATAGAATGGCTGATAAAGAAGTAATTATTAATGGTGTGACTTTAGTTCATGGTAAAGGAGTTAAAGAATCTCTTAACAATTCAGTTTCATCAACTGTTTGTTTTGATGAAGTTATCACTGAAGGTGCTGAAAATGTGTCATATAAATTGACAATTGATCGTCTGGTTTTCGAAACTAAAGATGATTATGAGAAACTTCGTGATGAATTAGCTAAATTAACTCATGAACATGGTTTTATCACTACACGTGAAATTGTTCGTTACAATAAGAGTGAACCTTTCACTATTGTTAAAAATTATAGTAGGGTTATTCTTGATGGTAATGATTATGAAATGAAACCTGAAGAGCATTCCGCTCAAGGTCTTAGTTTCATTTGTGGTGCTATGGAAGAGTACACAGAATAAAATTATTTTATTATTAGGTTGTTTTATTATTTTAGGGGGAAGACTTGATTTTATGGTCTTCTTTCTTTTTTTTTAAATTTTTTTCATGATTATAATTTTTATTTTAATACTAAATTTTGAATGAGTGGATTACCAATGACAGATATTGAAAAATTAAAAGAAGCAGAGTTAATGCAATTAACTGAAGAAGAGGAAGAGGAAATATACGATTTAGAATCACTTGTTACTGATGGAGCGAACGCAAGATTTCCAGTAAAATTCAAATATCCAAAACAAGAACCTGACGGCAGTCTTAGAATGGTTAATGCTGGAGCATTAATCAGACCATTAACAAATGTGGAATGGAACAATTGTGTTCGTATGAAAAGAACTCCTAACAGCAAAACCAGTAATGAAGTTGAATTATTGAAAAAAGCATTATACAATACAAACGGGGAGCAAATGAATCCCAAAGTTGTTGAATCATTACCTAATGGTGTTGCATTGGAATTAGTTAAACTTGTTTCTGAAATCTCTGGTGTGGATTATGATGAAAACCTTAAAATGGCTAAAGAAATGATGGGGTTTTCAGTTTAGAGAAAAAAGGTAAATTATCATATTTGACTGTTGCTTGTTTGCAGGGTTATAAAATCAATAATGGTGATATCACTTCTATGACTCCCTTGCAGAAGCAGGCTATGGTGTGTATTAATACGATTATTTGGCAATGGAAGACTGAGAACAAACCATTACTAACAATATAAAAATGGATGGGGGAGTATGGCAGATAAACAAATTGAGATTGAGTTAGTTACTAAAGTTGATTTATCTGATGCTGAAGAACTTGTTGATAAGATTAATGAGATTAAAGAACTCACTAGTGATGGTGTGGGTTTGGATGCGTCTTCATTTAATGATGCGAAGGCAGAGCTTGCGGAGGCTACTGCTGAGGTTGAGAGATTAAAAGAGGAGCTTGACTTTGCTGAAGAGTGGGGCTTTGCTAATGATGTGGAAGAGTTGGAATCCCAGTTAGCTGAAGCAGAAGCTGAAGTTGAGGCTTTGTCTGATGCTCTTGGTAATGTTGATGCTTCAAGTATGGTTGATGCTTCAAGTAGTGTTGAAGAGTTGGAGGCTCAATTGAATGAGGCTGAGGCTGTGGTTGAGGCTTTGTCTGATGCTCTTGGTAATGTTGATGCTTCAAGTATGGTTGATGCTTCAAGTAGTGTTGAAGAGTTGGAGGCTCAATTGAATGAGGCTGAGGCTGTGGTTGAAGCCCTGTCCGATGCCCTAAGCAATATTGATAGCTCAAACACAAACAACATTAGCGAAGATTTTGACAACATAAGCAACAGCGCAAGTGACGCAACAAACAATGTTGACGGACTACAATCAAGCATGGACATCCTAGAAGCAGGCGCATTAATGAGCATATCAAGCGAACTAGCTAACATGGGAGCTGGCGCTGAAGGCATGGCACAAGAAATGAACGCCGCCGCAATAAGCGTAGGCCAACTAGCAACCAATGTCGGAGTTGCAGAACCACAAATGGTATCATTAATCAATAATATTAGTAACGCCACATTCCCACAAGAAGAAGCGTTAGCATACGCCAATGCATTAAACCAAATGGGTGTATCTGCTGACCAACTCGGAACATCCGCCACTAATATGGACAGAATAAACGATGCAACAGGTATCGGATATCAAAAAGTCATGCAATTAACACAAGGACTACAAGCCGTAGGAGTATCTGCCAATAATTTACCAAGTTCATTTAATGCTATTGCATATGCCCAAGCCAACGTAAATGGAGGAGCAGACACTCTTTCAATGGTCCTGAAAAGACAAGCCAGTACAATTAATGAGTATGGTTTGAATGTTGATCAACTCGTAGTGATGATGCAAGCTTTATCCGCTCAAGGTGTGCAAGGAATGAAAATGGGTAGTGAACTATCTAAAGTCTTGAAAGATAATAACGGAGACATTGCAGCAGTTGAGAAAAGTCTCGGTTTACAGGCGGGAGCATTGTCTAATGCTAGTGATTTAACTGGTCAGTATTCCGGTCAATTACAAGACCTTGCAACTGAAGAAGCAGAGCATAAAACATTCTTGGACCAGATTAATGCTGCATGGGAAGATATGCAATTATCATTAAGTCCAGTATTAGGTCCTTTGACAAGTGTTATGGGTTTAATTGGTAATGCTGGAAGTTTCGCAGTAGGTTTGAACGGGTTAATACAATTAGCTAATACTATGCGTGGTTTAAGTATTGTTACTTATGCGAAAGCTGCTGCTGACAAAGCGGCTGCTGCTGCACAATGGTTATTGAATATTGCAATGGATGCCAATCCTGTTATGTTGGTTGTAATCGCAATAATTGCATTGATAGCAGTGTTAGGTTATTTATACTTTAACAATGAGCAGGTAAGAGCGGCAATAGATGCATTAGGTGCAACATTTATGAATATTGCGCAGATATTGTATAATTCTATTATTAATGCAGTGCAGATGTTAGCGAACCAGTTTAATAATTTCACACAACAATTGGGATTGAACACGAATGACTGGCGACAGGCCGTATTAGGTTTCATAGTGTTTATTGCTACAATGCCTTTGCAGATAGGAGCGGTGCTTGCAAATACTATAGCAAGAGCTTTAGGTTTCAAGGGCAATTTTGTGCAAACATTAATTAGTACGGCAAGTAATGCAGTTCAAGGTTTCGTTAATGCTATTCAAAGCATACCTCAAGCATTGCAACAATGTCTACAATGGGCTTATAATATTGTAATGAATAGTCCATTAGGTAAAGCATTGAAATGGCTTGGTGAACAGGGTGCTTGGGCTTTTAGTGTTTTTGGTTTAGGTCAAAGAAGTCCTGGTAAAATAGTGAGAGCTATGCAACAGGAATTAGACTGGACTGAAGAAGCTGTTAGCAATAGTGACCTTCCGAGTGCAACTGCAAAACTTGGAAGCAATATGGTTTCATCATTCAATCTAGACTTGGAATCTATTGGAATTGGGAATAATTTGCCTTTATCATTCAATTTAGATTTAAACTCTATCGGTAACAATATGCCTTTCACATTCAATACTGATTTTGAAACAGCAAACTCAAGAATTGACAATGAATCTACTCCTTCACAAGTGAACAATTTTTATTTCAATGATGTTGTTGTTGATAATGAAGATCGTATGAAACGTATTGTTGATTATGTAACTAAATCTATCAGATGGAATAACAAGACTGCTGGTAGAACAATATAAAAAGGTGTTTTTTTTATGGCGGATAAGGAAGTTTTTATGAGTGTTACTCCTCGCAGTAAACAGTATATTGGTTGTAATATTAAAGGCATACCGTTGCGTGTTGTTCAAGGAGATGGTGTTAAAACTACTCCAGACATCAAGTTCAAGTTAACTGATTTGAATGAGGGCGTTAAACATTTCAAGAATAATAGTGGGATTAATGATAGCTTCACTGTGACTGTTTTGTTGAATGAAAATGATACTGTGGTGGTTGATAAGGAGTTTGACGATTGGAGTTGGCAGGAAGTACAATTGGATTATGATACTATTATTGAAGTGCGAAGTAACGGTAATGGTGTTCATGCAAAGCTTGGTAACCATGTGAAAATTATAGATGTATTGGATTATTACATGCGGAAAGGCGAACCGTTCTATGTTACTACTAGGGCGGTTGGTATTGATGGGAATGATATGTATGTGATTACTGCAAATGGCGACCGTAAGCAGAATTATGAT